ACCCTCGAGTCGCCCGGTGCCCCGTTCTGGCTGCAGGCCGACGGCGTGCTCAACCTGTCCCGCGATTACGCCTGCTACGGGTACATCGCGCACATCGCCCCGCACCCCGGCGCGCTGCTCCCGGTGTCCTTCACCGGCACCACCACCCCGCCCGAGGACTGATCCATGGATCCCGCGACCCTCGCGACGCGGCTCGCGCAACACGTCGGCGCGACCCGCGCCGGCGCCGACCGTGAGACGTACCTGAAGAGCTGTGCGACCGAGGCGATCGACCTCGTGACGCAGATCGTCGGGCAGCGTGAGGTCCCGAAGTCCATCCTCGAGCGCGCCATGGTCGAGGCCGGCGCGGACCTGTACTGGCGACAGCAGGCCCGTAACGGGGTCGCCACGTACGAGTCCGAGGGTGCCCTGGAAACGGTGCGGGTCGGGCTTGACCCGAGTCGCTCGGCCCGTGCCGTCCTCGCCCCATGGCTCGGCCCGGTGATCGCATGACCGGGTATCAGGCCGCGCAGCAGGTAATCGAGGACGTGGGACGCGCTCTCGAGGCCGTGCAGATCGACGCGCTCACCACCCTGGACCCGGCCGAGGCCGGTGCCGCGCTCGGCGCCGGCCGTCCCGTGGTCCTCGCCGGTCCGCCCACGACCACGTGGGAGACCTATCACGTCGCCGTCCACGCGTTCGAGGTCCTCGTGATCTCGACCGACACCGATCCGCTGACCGCATGGCCCGAGCTGGACGCTCTGGCCGAGCAGCTCGTGGAGCCCCTGGCGCTCGACACCTCGCGCGTCACCACATGGCAACCGGCACACGGGGACCCGTGGCCCTGCCTCGTCCTCACCCTCGACACCACCACCACCAGGGAGTGATTACCCATGGCACTGTCCAAGCTCGGCCCCGGCCTGCTCACGTTCGGCGAAGCAGCAGACGCGAAGGAGTTCGGCGTGGCCGTCTCCGAGGCCACCCTCGCCCCCGAGTTCGACTCCGACGACCCGATCAGCCTCCTGTCCGGTGACGAGGTGCCCGGCGACGAGACCGAAACGTGGACCCTCACGTTCACCAAGTACCAGGACTACACGGCCGAGTCCCTCGACCTGTGGCTCTATGACAACTCCGGGGAGGAACTCCCGTTCACGTTCGTGCCCGACAAGGCCGGAAAGCTGCAGGCCAAGGGCCGTGTGGTGATCCGAGCCGGCTCGCTCGGCGGGGAGGTCAAGAAGCGCAACACCTCCGAGCTCGAGCTGCCCGTGGTCGGCCGTCCAGTGATCACGGCGGACTACGCCGCAGCTCCCGAGGGCTGATCCGTGGCCGGGGTTCGGATCGACGGTGCGCGACGCCTCCGCGCGACGCTCAAGCGCGCCGGATCCGACCTATCCGACCTCAAGGCCGCGAACCGCCACGCAGCCTCCACCGTGGCCCCCGTGGCCGCGGCCATGGCTCCCAAGCGGACTGGACGCCTCGCCGCCTCGGTCCGCGTGGGAGCTACCGCAAAGGCCGGAATCATCCGTGCCGGCCGGAAGCGCGTCCCGTACGCCGGCCCGATCCATTGGGGCTGGCTCACGCGACCCAACCCCGCCCAGGGATGGGCCGGCGGACCGATCCGCGGCAATCCGTTCATGACCCGCGCCGCACAGGTAACGGAGCCGACGTGGGTCCCGATCTACGAAAAAGAACTACTGGAAGCAATCCGAAAGGTGAAGGGGAAGAGATGACGATCAAGGCACCCAAGGTGGACGTTCTGATGATGAACGGGGACGAGCTGCAGGCACAGCTCGGCATTCCCGACCAGATCCAGTGGTCCAAGACCGCACGAGCCCGCGGATGGGCAGCCGATGACGAGCTGCTCGCACAGACATTCATGGTGTGGCACTCCCTGCACCGGACCGGGCAGTACGCGGGGACGTGGGACGAGTTCTCGACCACGGACGCCTCGTGGGTCGCCGAGCACGAGGACGAGACCGAGACGGAGGTGCCGTCCGAGCAGGACCCTACGGACCCGGTGAGCTGATGCGTTCCATCGTCGCCCTCGCGCTCCGTACCGGAATCCCGGTGAGCACATGGGTGGACGAGGACCCCGCAGTCATCACCACAGCGCTCGAGCTGATCGCAGAGCAAGACGAGGAATAGGAAGGGGGACACCGTGGCCGGTAAGACGGCGATCCTGTCGGTACGCGTCACCGGGGACAGCTCCGGTGGTGTGCGTGCACTGACCCGCACGGCCGCAGCCGTAACCGGTCTCGACAAGGCCGCGAAGCGCGCCCGAACCGCGATCCCCGCGCTCGTCAAGTCCGCGCCCAAGGTCGCCGTGATCGCGTCCGCGATCGCGACCCTCGCGGCCGCTGCCATGGCCGGCGCCGGCAACCTGTTTTCTCTCGCCGTTTCCCTCGCCTCGATAGCTCCCGCGGCCCTCGTCCTGCCAGGGATCCTCGCCGGCATGGCAGTCGGCGTGGTGGCCCTCGTCCTCGCCCTCAAGGACGCCGGCACCGTCCTCGCGGATCTCGGCCCCAAGTTCACGGCCCTGCAGGACTCCGTATCGGCCGCGTTCTGGGAGCGCGCCGAGCAGCCGATCCGCTCCCTCGTGGACAACCTCCTGCCGACCCTCGGCACCGGCCTTACTGCGATCAGTTCTCAACTCGGCGGGATGTTCGCCGGAATCGCTGGCGTGCTCGGATCCACCGGCGGACTCGAGGTGATCGGCAACATTCTCGCCGCGACCTCCGACAGCATCGGACTCGCTACGGCCGGCATGGAGTCCCTCACCTCTGGACTGCTCGGCCTCGCCGGCGCCGGCGCAACGTACCTCCCACAGCTCGCGCAGTGGTTCACGGACATTACGGGCCGGTTCGACTCGTGGGTGCAGGCCTCGATCGACTCCGGTGCCATGTTCGACTGGATCGACACCGGGATCCAGGGGCTGCATCTGCTCGGTTCGATCCTCGGTGACCTCGGCGGGATCATCGGCGGAATCGGCAAGGCCGCGATGTCCGTTGGAGGTGCAACCCTCGGTTCCCTCGCCTCCGGCCTCGAGTCCATCAATGCGGCGATCAGCGGGCCGATGGGGCAGGACCTGCTACGGACCCTGTTCGCCGGCGCCGGGAAGGCCATGGACAACCTGGCCCCGGCTATGTCCGCGATCGGTGGCATGCTCGCCGCGCTCGCCCCGGTGATCGCCTCGGTGTTCGATGACGCCTCCCTCGCGATCGGCACCCTGCTCGAGACCCTCGCCGGGGTCCTCGCGTCCCCGGCCGTCGCCGGTGGCCTGCAGATCGCGTTCTCTGACATCTCGGACGCCCTCGTGGCGTTCGCTCCCACGCTCGAGGTCCTCGCCCCGCTACTCGGTGAGCTGCTCGGACTGTTCGGCACCCTCGTGCAGGCCGTCCTCCCGATCGCCGCGGAGCTGCTCGCGACCCTCGCGCCGATCATGACCACGCTCGCCGCTGCCCTCGCCCCCGTGGTGGAGCAGATCGGCGGCGCCCTGCTCGGTGCCGTACAGACCCTGCTGCCACCGCTCGCCAGCCTCGCACAGCAGATCCTGCCCCTCGTCCTCGGGGCGTTCACGCAGCTACTCCCGGTCCTCATGCCCGTGGTCGAAGCCGTCGTGCAGTTCGGCAGTGCCCTGCTCTCGCAGCTCGCGCCGGTCCTGCTGCAGATCGTGACCACCGCGCTCCCCCCGCTCGTGGACCTCGTGACGCAGCTCGCCCCCCTGTTCGTGCAGCTCGTCGCGGCCGTGGCCCCGCTCGTGCAGCAGCTCGTTGCCGGCCTTGCGCCGATCATCGTGCAGCTCGTCGCCGACGTGCTGCCCTCGCTCATCCCGGTAATCGTGACCGTGGTGCAGAACATCGTCGCGTTCACGTACTCATTCCGGCAATTCAGAATGTTGTGACCGTCGTTTCCTATGTGGTCCAGCAGATCGCAACTTTCGTGAATATGGTCCTGACGGTATGCCGAAATGTCGTGCAGGGCATTCTCGCGCTACTCCAAGGTGATTTTGCGGGCGCGTGGGCCTATGCCCAGCAGGCCGTCACGGCAGCCGCAACGGGCATCCGCACCATGATCACCAACGCGATGAACGCGGTCCGCTCGATCATCACGAACGTCCTGACCACGGCCCGATCCCTGTTCAACTCGGCGTGGTCCGCGATCGTCACCACCGTCACCGGTGCCGTGGGCCGGCTGCTCGGTGTGGTCCGACAGATCCCCGGGAAGATCACCTCGGCCCTGTCCAACATGGGCAGTCTGCTCGTGGGAGCCGGTAAGGACCTGATCCAAGGACTCATCAACGGCATCGGATCCATGGGCAGCGCGCTCAAGAACAAAGCCTCGTCCCTCGCCGGCGGCGCCGTGGACGCGATCAAGTCCAAGCTCGGCATTGCGTCCCCGTCTAAAGTGCTGTTCCGGGTCGGTAAGTGGACCGGGCAGGGACTGATCAACGGTGTCGGCGCGATGACCCGGGAAGCATCCCGCGCCATGGCTGATCTGGTCTCGGTCCCCTCGGCCCCGAGGATCCCCCTGCAGGGCGTCACGGGCACCACGGGCACGACTCCCGGGCGCTCCGTGGAGCAGCACGTCCACGTGCACGTGGACGGC